CAAAGTGAAACCTTTTCTGTTTTTAATAAAATGTTTTAAAACAAGAAGGGTTGGAACAAAATGAAATCAACGAACAATTACTCATTTAGTCAAGTTCCACAGGTAAACATTCCCCGAAGTGCTTTCCAGCGTGATAACGGCTATAAAACAACTATGAATACAGGTGATTTAGTTCCTGTTTATGTTGATGAAATCTTACCAGGCGACACCTTTAGTATCTCTCCAACATTATTTACCCGTTTAGCTACTCCGATCGCTCCTATTATGGACAATATGTATCTTGACATTCAATGGTTCTTTGTCCCTAATCGTTTAGTCTGGGAAAATTGGCAACGCTTTAACGGTGAGCAGGATAATCCAGATGATTCCACAGATTATATTATGCCTACTGTAAACCCAATAACCCCGCAGGTTCAATCAATTTATGACTATATGGGCTTGCCTATCAATGTCACTTTAAAAGATATCATATCCCTTCCGTTTAGAGCTTATAACCTTATATTCAATGAGTGGTATCGTGACCAAAATTTAATGGATTCCGTGCCTGTAAATAAAGGCGACGGCCCAGACGACCCCAACGATTATATAATCCTCACTCGTTGCAAGCAACACGACTACTTTACATCTGCGCTACCTTGGCTTCAAAAAGGTAAAACTGTTGATTTGCCTATCGGTGGACAAGCTTCAATTATTGATCCTACTCCCGCTAATGGTTACTTTTTAGGTTCTCCGTCCCCTTTGCTTGCTGGTATCGAAATGAATCCTGGCGGTCAGCCAGAGATTACAGATTATGTAACTGGAGCAAATGCTGTAACTATTGCTACTGGTGGTGGACATAAAGCTATAGCTGGTTTTGGTCGTGCTGGTACTAATGAAACTACAGTCTGGGCTGGCAATTTAAGTGATGTATTGTCTAAAAATGCTTATGCTGACCTATCAACAGCATCTGCCGCAACAATTAATTCTCTGCGACAGGCTTTCCAGATTCAACGTTTATTAGAACGTGATGCCCGTGGCGGTACTCGTTATACTGAAATACTTCGTTCCCACTTTGGAGTTATCAGCCCAGATGCTCGCTTACAACGTCCTGAATTCCTCGGCGGTGGATCTACTCGAATCAATATAAATCCTGTTGCTCAAACTTCTTCTAGTGACGGTTCAACACCTCAAGGTAATCTTGCCGCATATGGACAAGCTACCCTTCATAATGGCGGTGTATCAAAATCCTTCACCGAACACGGTTATATTATCGGTATCGCTTCAATTAGAGCAGACTTGACCTATCAGCAAGGTATTAACCGTATGTGGTTTAGAAAAACTCGTTGGGACCATTTCTGGCCTGCCCTTTCTCACTTAGGAGAACAAGCTATATTAAACAAAGAAATTTATGTAGATGGAACAGCCGCAGATGAAGATGTATTTGGATATCAAGAACGCTACGCAGAATATCGTTATAAACCATCTTTAATTACAGGTAAATTCCGTTCAACCTATGCCCAGCCCCTTGACTTCTGGCACTTAGCCCAAAAATTCGAGAACCGTCCCGCATTAAATGCAGAGTTCATACAGACAAAAGTTCCGCTTGAACGTGCTATAGCCGTAACAAATGAACCTCAATTTATAGTTGATTGCTATTTCCATACCCGCTGTGTACGTCCTATGCCTATGTATGGCGTTCCTGGCTTAATAGATCACTTTTAAGGAGGTTTTACAATGTCTTGGTTATCTGACTTAGCCCCCAGTCTAGTCGGCGCTGTAGGTGGCATAATGGGACAAAAAAACGCTAATTCAGCAAATGCCGCTATGGCTCGTGAAAATCGTAATTGGCAGGAATATATGTCGAATACTGCACATCAACGGGAAGTTGATGATCTTAGAGCCGCTGGTTTAAATCCAATACTGTCCGCTAATAATGGAGCATCTACCCCTTCAGGAAATATGGCAGTTATGGGAAACATTGCCGATTCAATCCCCGAAGCGGCGTCCGCTTATCAGTCCCAACGTATGAAACGTAAAGAACTTGAACTTGCTTCCGAAATTGGTAAAAGCACAATAAAAAATAATAATGCTTCTGCAGACAAATATTTTTCAGAGGTAAAGTTTAACGAAGAAACAATAGCCATTCAGAAAGCCACATCTGCTGCAAATGTTGCTCAAATTTTTAAAACTATTGAAAAACTTGGTCAGGATATTGAAAACAGCAAACAAATAACTGCTGCTCAGGTGTCTAATCTTGCTGCTAATGCAGCTGCTGCCTTAAAAAATGCTGATACTAATGCTTATGATGCCGCTAATCGTGCTGAGAAATATGGTTATGAAAACCGTGAGAGTGATCAGCGTTATAAGATAGGTGGTCTTAGGTATAAGAATGCTAGTCGTTTTGAGGATACTAGTGAGCCTGAGTATTATGCAGGTCGTTTCGGTCAGTCTCTTTGGTCGCTTATTGGGCGTAATTATCACGATTATTAAATTATTAAGGAGATGAAAACAATGTATAAAAATGCTATTAAGTATCTTGTAACTGCTGTTCTTACTGCTATCGCAACTTATTTCGGTATTAATTTCAATGTATAAGGAGATGATAAAATGAAACGCTTTAAGGTATCCAAACGCCGTAGCAAACGCCTTTTCAGGCGTACTGCATCGAAGGTTCACAAAAAGAATCTAGGATCATATCATATGCGTGGAGGTATAAGGATGTGATTCTATGCCTTGCTATTCACCTCTTACTGCTTGGCTTGACTATGGTCATCTTACTAAATCAGGCAAGCCCTCTGTAGTGTTCAGGGGGTCATCTGACCCCCTATATAAACCCGTAACAGTTCCTTGCGGTCAGTGTATAGGCTGTCGCCTTGAATATAGTCGAAAATGGGCAATCCGCTGTACTCACGAAGCTTCTTTGTATGACCGCAATTGTTTTATAACATTAACTTATGATGATAGGAGTGTGATGTATGATAAAAATTTACATTTAGAGCATTTACAAAAATTCTTTAAACGTCTACGAAAAAAATTCGGCGAAGGTATTCGTTATTTCGCTTGTGGTGAATATGGTTCAAAAAATGGTCGTCCACATTACCACGCTTTGTTATTTAACTTTGATTTTACTGATAAAAAATTATGGCAGGTGAATAAAAATGGGACTAAATACTTTGTATCTGATGCTCTGTCTAAATTGTGGACTGCTGGTTTTAGTACTACTGGCGCTGTTACTTTTGAGAGTGCAGCTTATGTCGCTAGATACACACTTAAAAAGGCTTCAGGCAACGTTAAGAATGACAGACCTGCACATTGCAGGTCTGAATTCCTCGTTATGTCACGCCGCCCAGGTGTTGGCAAAGGCTGGATTGAAAAATATGTAGATGAAGTATATCCGCTTGACAGAGTAATTGCTCGTGGTCGAGAATGCAAACCACCTCGTTACTATGATTCGTATTATGAAGCTGTAGCCCCTGACGACTACCAGCTATTAAAATTAAGCCGAGAGCTAACAAAAAAAGACGGTCCAGTTGACTATACTCGTTTATCTGTATCTCAGATTATAAAAGAATATCAAATTAGTAACTTAATACGTCCGTTAGAATATGATTAAAAAAGGAAGTGTAAAAAAATGACTAACAAAAAACAACAAAACAAAATCTTACTCAATATCTACGCTGTACTTGACCGTCCCGCCAACTCTTTTGGCACGCCTGTATTTCTACCTAGCGAATCCGAGGCTGTTCGAGTGTTTGCTCAAGCTGTAAATGCTGAAAATACTGTATTAGGTTTGTACCCTGATGACTTTGTACTATCTCAACTTGGTACTTATGACCTTATCTTAGGTCGTTTTGAAAACTTACCCTTACCGAAACAGATTCTCGCCGCCCGTGCCGTGCTCAACTCTGTCCCGGTCGCCCCCGCGCCGGAGAGCGAGCAGGGGGGCGAAACCGGGGAAGGAGTTGAGAGCAATGACTGAATTTCAAATTAAAAACCAATACTCCGCCCGTGTCCCTACGTCTGGTCATATGACCTATTGTCCGTCTAAAGCCGTCCAATCTCAAAAAGGTGAAGCTGATGTAAATAACATTATAGCCCGATATGTAAATGACGGTGTATTGCCTATTTCTACGCTTAAGCCCGAAGCAATGGATTGTCCTGATATTGACTTTATGCAGGCTCAAATAAAAATTTTAGAAGCAAAAGCAGGATTTTACGAACTTCCAGCGAAAGTACGTAAAGAGTTTAAAACTCCTGAAAACTTTATTAACTTTGTAATGGACCCCAATATTACGAGAGAGGAACTTGATAAATATGGATTACTTAAAGAGCCTATTAGTGAACCTGTTCCTATCGTTTCTTCTGATAGCGGTGGCAGTATTACTGTTGTTTCTGGGACTTAAACTTCGCTAAAAGCGAAGTCTGCACAGTTACCCACTTGATGTAACTGTGCAGACTGACACCTTTTAAGGCTGTCAGTATATATCTATTTTTATAGTATAAAACTAAACATTTTCTGTTTTTAGTAAAATTCAAGATGATTAATAATTTCCATTAAGTTAGTATCATCAGTCTGAGCGTTTATTAAACGCAGGGGTTATTTATTAAATTTATAACGTTTTGTAAGACTCTGGTAAGACACAAATCAATATTTTAGTTTGTTGATTGCAGTTAAAAGCTGCCGGATATTTTTGTGAGTGTAGCTTTCGGTGACATCGGCATTGGCGTGACCAACTATGCGTTTTAAAATAACGCTGCCGGCGCTGATCCCGCATGAGTCCATACCGCTGATAAAGGTATGACGACAGTCATGGGGCTTATGCTGCATTTTTAATGTTGACATTAACAGGTTAAAAAAACGTTTTTTGTAGGTATCGTAGATTATTGGCTGTCCATTTTCTGTTTCGATCAGATATTTACCGTGCATACGGGCGGCGACAAGCGGCACGATATCTTTATGCAGTGGCAGGATACGGTGTGCTGCTTTTGTTTTAGTACCGTGCAGGTCAATAATCTGCTTTTTGAGGTTGATATGTGCCGTTTGTATTTCCAGCAGTTCGCCGATGCGTATACCGCTGTAAAGCATGATCAGTACCGTATCGACCAGCCTGACGTCATTGTAATGATGGCGGCTGCCGTCAGCAAGCGGCAGTGTCAGTTCAAGATTTTTCCATAAACATTTGATTTCACTGTGAGTAAAAATACTGCGGGATGTTTGTTTGGCAGTAGCGTTCTTTTCCAGATAACGCGAATAGTCTACGTTGATAAGATCATTTTCAAGTGCGAGACGAAAAATACCGTTGAAAATAGTTTTTAAGCGTGTTTGCACACTGGGTGAAAGGTGCTGATTATTATCCAGGACTGCCTGCATTTGTGCTTTTTTTACTTTTTTGATTGGTTCGTTGGCAATATCAGTACATTTTTTCCAGGCTGCCGTAAAACTGCAGCGTGAGGAACGTGAAAGGCGGAAGGTATGTTTGTCATACCACTGGTTGTAAAGCTCTCCTAAAGTGATATGCTGCAGATTTAAGTCGTAAGGGCGTTTGTTGTAGTCGGCAAGTGCGATTAGGGCAGCGCGTCTGCTGGTATAGTAACCAAGTGTGTGATATTTTTGCAGTGGTTTGCCATCTGTTTGATACTGCCAGCCTGCTGTCAGTCGTACACGATAGGGTTTGCGGCGGTTGCCGGGCAGTTTGCTGATGCCGCCGTAACCGTTAGGATTTTTCATAGTATACCTCCTTTTTATTTATCTTAGCAGATTATTTTAGCTTTAAAACTGTAAGACACAAGTAAACCACAGAAAAAATAATTTTGTAGATAATGAAAGCAGTATTGTAGTTTTCAAAATGTTCACAGAAGTGAATATTTTTGTATAATGAAGATAGTAAAGGACGGTGATACAGTATGACATACGGTAAATTGAGTGATCGTTGTCTCAAAGTATTCGTAGTTCTGCTGATCGCGGGCGTTTTGGGCGGGTTCTGTCTGCCCCATTTTGTGGAAGCAGTCGCCGGAGGCTATAATACCCGTGCTGTCGGCATGTCGCTTGGTGCAGAAGGGCTGGCGGCACCTGTTTTATCAGCTGATTTTAAACCGCAGGGCGGCGAGCTGGCTTTGGCTAAGCTGATAGAGGCAGGCTATTTCGATACTTTGGTCAATTGAATACATGTATACAATACAAAACTACTTGCTTTTTTTTAACTATCTGCTATAATAACTAACATCACAAGTGAATAATGCGTGGATGAAACATATGGGAGAAGACGATGCGTCTACCGAAGGAGCTAAACTCTCAGGTGCCTGGAAATCAGGCGGAACCGTATGCGGACACAACTCTGGAGAGTCCCTTGAATGGGCGCCGAAGGTGCACGAATATCGTTGATGTTCTTATCTCTCAGGCCAATGGACAGAGCAATAGCAGTAGTTCCGCTGCCTTTTAGGCAGGGGAGTACTTATATCGTTTTTTTGCCCACCGGAGTTGTCGTTATTCCGGTGGGCTTTTAGTTTTTCATTTCACAATAAGGGGAAGAGGGAGAATTTTATGTTGGAGCTTTTGAATGAGATCGACAGTTTTGTGTGGGGACCGCCGTTATTGGTATTATTGGTTGGTACCGGTATCTGGTTGACCCTGCGTTTGAATTTATTGCAGGTGCTTAAACTGCCAATGGCTTTAAAATTGATTTTTTCGGCTAAAAATGATGGTGACGGCGACGTCAACAGTTTTAAAGCATTGTGTACAGCTTTGGCAGCTACTGTCGGTACAGGTAATATAGTCGGTGTTGCTACTGCTATCAAAGCAGGTGGTCCCGGTGCCTTGTTCTGGATGTGGCTGGCGGCATTTTTTGGTATGGCTACCAAATATGCCGAAGGTCTTTTGGCGGTAAAATACCGTACAGTTGACGCTAATGGCAATATTGCCGGCGGACCTATGTATTATATTGAAAACGGTTTAGGTAAATCTTATAAACCGCTGGCTGTTTTCTTTGCCGTGTCCGGTGTGTTGTGCGCTTATTTTGGTATCGGTACTTTTGCTCAGGTCAACGCTATAGTTGAGATCACGCAGTTGTCTGTTGGCATTCCTGTTATTTATACTGCGATTGCGCTGACTGTGCTGGTTGCTGTCGTTACTATTGGCGGTCTTAAATCTATCGCCAGCGTAGCAGGTAAAATCGTTCCTTTTATGGCCTTGTTATATGTTGTTACTACCGTAGGTATTTTACTTATATTTGCAGATCAGGTGCCTGCAGCTATTTCCACAGTGCTTACTAATGCTTTTAGTCCTACGGCTGCCGCTGGCGGCTTTTTGGGCGCAACTGTTATGATGGCAATGCGTAATGGTATTGCCCGTGGTGTTTTCTCTAACGAATCCGGTCTTGGCAGTGCCCCGATCGTTGCTGCTGCTGCTAAAACAAAATGGCCCGCCGAACAGGGGCTGATTTCTATGACCGGTACTTTTATTGATACGATCATTATTTGTACACTGACTGGGTTGACGCTGGTTGTTACTAATGTCTGGACTGGTGATTTGAATGGTGCAGCTTTGACTCAGGCTGCCTTTACGATGGGCTTCCCGGTGTGGGGCAAATATCTATTGATGGTTGGCCTGGTACTGTTTGCCTTTACTACGATCTTAGGCTGGAATTACTATGGTGAACGCTGCATCGAATATTTGCTGGGTGTTAAAGCAATTTTGCCGTACCGTATTATTTTTATTTGCCTGATTGCCTGCGGTGCATTCTTGAAACTGGAAGCAATCTGGGTTTTAGCAGATATAGTTAACGGTTTGATGGCTATTCCTAATTTGATCGCGCTTCTGGGCCTTACTGGAGTTATTGTAGCCGAAACAAAACGTTATACCGCACATCTGGCAAAACAAAAAGAAAAGGACTCTATTGCTGAAGAAGTGGCTGAAGAAGCTTAA